ATACATCTTTTGTAGAGAAAGAAGCATAGATTTTTCTACCACCGAAGAAGCCCTAGCAGAGGTAAAGAAGTGGCACGCAAAAGAGATGGCTCTTGATTACGCAAAGATGAAAGAGTATGACGATAGATATACATACTTAATGTCTACATGGATTTTAGAGAACCCAGACAGAGACGTTCTAGAGGGTGAAGAGTTCGTAGCCCAGCAATTAGAGAGCGAAGGACTGCGCTGGGATTTCTACAATGACTAAGAACTCTGACTTCGACATTGACTTCTCTAATGGAAGAGCAGGAGAAGATTCTATTGCTCATGCATTAAGCATCACTACCGTTGAAGTCAAGCGCGACCTAAAATGGTTCGACACCAACAACTTCTTTATAGAGTACGAGTGCTTTAACATAACTCAAAACCAATACATCCCAAGCGGTCTAAAGACTACTAAATCTACCCACTACGTTTTCGTTTTAGGGGACACTTTTATAGGGCTTCCGACCCAGCAACTAAAAGATTTAATCAACAAGAAGCACCATGAAGGAACCCTTAGAGATGTAGACTGCTACATACCACCAAACCAAAGTAGGGGTTATCTTGTCACGGCTCAAGACATTCTGGAATTCCAAAAAGAAAAAGGAAGAGAACTCACAAATGCATAGTTCCATCAACCCAAAAGATACCGCTTCTTATGGTGAAGTTTTAGAGGCACTTCATACACAACAAAAGATGACAGCAAACCTTGCTCAATTCCAAGACATAGTTTACGAACTAGCAACCGTTCATCAGAGAAAAGGAGATATCTGTTTAGGTTGCCCTAGTTCTATGACTGCCACAGATGGAGTTATCTACCGTAAGTATTCTGAATGTAGTGTTGCTATCTGCATTGAAAAGCATAAAATAACTTCTAACCTTATGACCCGTCACGACATGGGCATACAGATTAACAGTCTTACAAATAAGATAAATAAACTAGAAGAGCAACTCAAAAACATAGAAAAAGAATAGTAATGGAATACTACACACCTACATTTATCAAAAATAAAATGAATGCAATCAAGCGCGTCCGAGAACTACACCAAGAAGTAAATGGACCTGCAGACGACACAACCTGCAAAGAGTGCGCAGTTGATGAGCATAATTACCCCGCATACCCCTGCAACACCATCAAAGCAATAGATGGCAAGTAGTGCGCAAACATACCTGTAAGTTTTGTGGAGAAGAACTTACAGCGACATCTATAAAAAAGATGGAAAAAGAGTACGAACTCCACATCAAAACCGACTACCATATATCACAGGTAGACTTAATAAAAAAGATACGTAAGCAAAAACTTCTTTCACTAGGAAACAGATGAGCGACCAAGAAAACGAAGAAGAGTTAGAAGACTTCTTAATAGAGACACGTGAATCTATGCAAGGCTTGTCTGATGCTCTAACAGCAAGACTAGAAAGAATGCAGATGTTTCATAACTACACTCAAGCGATGATGCGAGATGACTTTGTTGGAATGGTAAATGCTCTAGGATACTCCGAAGAAATTCTTGAAGGTATGACGTACCCAGAGATAATGCAATCAATGGTTGTACGAGTTGCAGATTTAGCAAAAGAAGTTGGCTTCGACATCAATGGGAAAGACTAAAAGGTTTAAATAATGTGTAATCAAATGGAAGATGCTGCGCATATCCATAAACTGAAAAAAGAAGTTTGGTTAGAAGTATTAAGCGATTACCCAAGCGAAGGTGAAGAAGAGCGATTATGGCATTGCTTACATGGCAGGGCTTACGGAGTCAACTGCAAGAAGTGTGAAAGAGAAGATGATGATTAAAGCGGAGACCTCTAATACATACCTATGATGTACGGAAAATAGAATCTAAAGAGACACACGACTACATCCTCAACATCCATTATGCAAAGCGTCTCCCACAGATTATGTACGCATACGGTTTATTCCGAGATGACAATCTCGTAGGCGTTATTACTTACGGTCGTCCCCCTGCTCCGTCTGTGTCTAAAGGTGTTTTAGGAACAGAGCATAAGAACCTAGTTCTTGAACTTAATCGTTTATGTCTTAAAGACAATCTTAAAAACGAAGCATCACAACTTGTTGGAGGTTCTTTAAAACTTCTTCCTACTCCGCTTGCAGTTATTTCTTATGCAGATACATCGCATGACCATCTCGGTATTGTTTATCAAGCAACAAACTTTCTTTACACAGGGCTCTCATCCAAACACACAGACTGGGCAGTAAAAGGAATGGAAGGAACTCATACGAGAACCTTTAACCATATTGCCGATGCAATTCCCGGAGATAAAAAGAATCTTGAAAAAATCAAAGAACTTTATGGTGACCGTTTCTACTACATTGACAGACCAAGAAAACATCGGTACATTATCTTGTTAGGGAGCAAGTCAGAAAAAAGAACGCTAAAGAGTCTTCTAAAGTACCCAGTTCTTCCGTATCCTAAAAGGAGTAAAGATGCTTGATAGTAATGGTGATTACCACCCTAACGACCCATCTGCAGAGGACGAAAGACTGTACAGAATTTTAGATAAACTGAACAGTATTAGAAAGCATCATCAAGTACGAGGTGACTCAGAGCAGTTTATTCTTGGTATCTTACTAAGTACTGATATCGTAACTGCTGAAATACGAGGAGAAATTCACAAAATAGATACCAGTACTACGCACCCCGACCAAATACCCCTAATCTAGCACTGCTAGTATTTTACTTCTAACGCAAATACCACCCCCAAAAAAGGATTACCTATGTCTACTGTTGTATTCTCATTTCGTCTAACCGAAGAATATGTTGCTTCTTACAAAGATAAAAAAGCACCGTTTGGATATAGAGATGCAGGTGGTAACTCGGTAGGCGAGATTACATTCTTACGCACATACTCGCGCAAGAAAGAAGACGGAACTAAAGAGACTTGGGTAGATGTTTGCGAGCGCGTTATCAACGGCATGTACTCACTTCAGAAAGACCACTGCAAGACTAACCGTCTTCCTTGGTCAGATGCTAAGGCTCAGGCTTCTGCAAAAGAAGCGTTTGACCGTCTATTCAATTTAAAGTGGACACCACCAGGTCGCGGACTTTGGGTTATGGGGACCCCGATTGTAAACGTACAAAAGAACTCTGCTGCTCTGCAGAACTGTGCGTTTGTTTCAACACTTGAAATGACAAAACTAAATCCTGCTAAGCCATTTGGTTTCTTGATGGAAGCGTCAATGCTTGGCGTTGGTGTTGGTTTTGATGATAAGGGCGCTGAAAAAGAGTTCACCATCTACGCACCTAAGTCAGAGTGCACAACAATGGTTATTCCAGACACTCGCGAAGGTTGGGTTGAATCAACTGTTGAACTTCTTAACTCATATCTAAAAGCAGACCACAACTGCTTAGAGTTTGATTACTCAGAGATTCGTCCTGAAGGTGCACCTATTGCAACCTTTGGTGGAACTGCAGCAGGTCACGAACCACTAGAGCGTCTACATAACTACATCCACAAACTATTCAAGGGACGCGCTGGTCAACTTGTTACAAAGAAAGATATTGCAGATATTGGCAACCTTATTGGTGTGTGCGTGGTGTCTGGCAATGTTCGTCGTAGTGCTGAACTCCTAATTGGTTCTATTGACGACCAAGATTTCTTAAATCTTAAGAACGCAGAAGTTTTCCCAGAACGTAATTCATACGACCCAGCAGCACCAGGCTGGGGATGGATGTCTAACAACTCTGTTTCTGTTTCAGTTGGTCAAGACCTTTCTCCTATCGTTGATGGCATTGCTCGCAACGGTGAGCCCGGCGTTATTTGGATGGACGTATCAAAGAAGTATGGTCGTCTTGCTGACCCAGCAAACAATAAAGACCATCGCATTGCTGGTTACAATCCTTGCGCAGAGCAGAGCCTAGAATCATTTGAGATGTGCACCTTGGTTGAAACATACTTAAACCGTCACGAATCATTAGAGGACTACAACCGAACTCTTAAGTTTGCATACCTCTACGCTAAGACTGTAACTCTTCTCCCGACTCACTGGGAGGAGACAAACGCAATCATGCAACGTAACCGTCGTATCGGAACTTCGATGTCTGGCGTAGCAAACTTTGCTGACCGTAAAGGTTTACCTGTTCTCCGTGACTGGATGGATAAGGGCTACGAGAACATCAAGAAGTATGACACTATCTATTCAGAATGGTTAGGTATCCGTGAATCAATCAAGACAACAACCGTTAAGCCATCAGGCACAGTGTCTATCCTTGCTGGAGAGTCGCCCGGCGTTCACTGGACACCAGGTGGAAAGTTCTTCAACCGAGCAATACGCTTTGCAAATTCTGACCCTATGCTCCCACTTTTCAAAATGGCAAACTACAGAGTCGAACCAGCATCAGAATCCCCAGACACAACCTCTGTCGTATTCTTCCCAATTAAGTCTGATGCAGAACGCGCAGAAAGAGATGTAACAATCTTTGAGAAGATGTCACTTGCTGCAGTTGCACAGCGTTACTGGTCAGATAACTCGGTATCCGTTACCGTTTCTTTTGACCCAGAGACAGAAGCAGACCACATTGGAACTGTTTTACATATGTACGACGGTCAATTAAAGACTGTTTCATTCCTTCCAAGTGGTAACTTCACCTACCCACAGATGCCTTACACGCAGATTACCGAAGATGAGTACCGCGAAGATGGCGAAATGAAACTATTCCCTATTGACTTCTCAGGTGTTTATGCAGGTATGGCAGCAGATGCAATCGGCGAGGCTTACTGCACCACCGATGCTTGCGAAATCAAACTCATTACAGAAAACAATAAGGATAAGTAATATGAAAAGACGCACAAAGAAAAACAACGAAGAATCTATGCTAGTCAAAGAAGACCAGTACCGCGCAGTCATTACCTACCTACCAAATAAGAATGGATACAAAGCATCCGTCCAACGTAGAATCGGTATAGATGAGTGGGTTAAAGTTCAATGTGGACTTAAAGGAGTAGTTTTTGCTTCAAAAGAGTCTGCTGAAAACAGAGCAAGATATAAAATTAAAGAACAAAAAGGTATGGACAATGCAGAAAAAAACTCTTACATTGTCTACGATGATTAGGGTAGAATAGCAGTATGCCTACATACGACTACATCTGCTCAAGCGACCACCTCTACACAGAAGAGCGCTCAATCCACGAGGACCAAAAAGTCTTTGAGTGCCCAGAATGCAAAGAAACTCTTAAGCGTGTTTTCATTGCTGTCCCAGTTACTTTCCAAGCACCCGGCTTCTACGCAAGCGAGCGAAAGAGTCTAGGATTATGAGCCTTCAACCCTTAACAGGTTCAGGTATCCAATTGGATACAGTGACCGATACTGCCCCAGCAGAGCCCGGAGACCACGACAAGTTTGCTCACTATGCCCCTAAAGATGAGATAACCTACGCACTTATACACGGCGCACCAATCATGGCTCTGTGCGGAAAGATATGGGTTCCGTCCAGAGACCCCAACGGTTTTAGTGTCTGCCCTGCTTGCAAAGAAATCTATGAAGAACTGTCTAAGGATAATCCTGACGATTATATGTCCTGATAAACTGAAAGTTGACATACGTTTGGCATAGTAAATAGGACTGTGCCTGTTTGTAACTGGAAGTACAGGCAGGAATATGAAGAAATACAACGCGCTTATTTGCGCACTTATTTTAGTTATTGGAGTCTCGGCTATCCCAGCCTTTGGTCTTAACAGGGGAGACTACCAACTAAAAGAATCTAAATCTAATCAAGTAATTAAAACTGGTAAGTGGACTACTTTAAGTTTTAAAGGAGATGACTCCCTTAAAAGGACAAAAAACTATCGCACATTGTTCTGCACAAAAGTCCATCTTGACACCAGAAAAGGCTCCCCTACATATGTAAAAGTGAGGTTTGCTCGCGTAAAGGGCGGACCAAATGACACAACTGGAACCAACACTTGGGTTACTAGGGGATTTGTAGGCAAGTATTGGCAAGGTGCTTTATGTTGGACTATAGATACAAAGTACCCGATTGTAGCCCAAATAAAGATTGAAGGACCTAAGAAAACTTATACTTCTCACCTTCGTCAGTTTAAGGCTTGGTCTCCCCCATATGAACTCCCGGCTGATATGGTGACACCCGCTCCAGAAGCAACCGTAGATGTAGTTCAATAGAGTATACTAAAATTCCCCTTAGAAAAAGGATAGACATGACTATAGAGTATGTTTCATGGAAGGCGGGCGACCCGAAGATTAAGCCTGCTCCACAAGTAATTAAGCCAAAGACTTGGACTCAACTTGATTTTGGTGCGCAAGATTCAATCGTTCCTAAGAACTCAGGTATTGCTAAG